TCCGCCAAGATCGGCAGCTCGGGCTACTCCGCCCAGATCGGCAGCTCGGGCAACTACGCCAAGATCGGCAGCTCGGGCGACTCCGCCCAGATCGGCAGCTCGGGCTACTCCGCCAAGATCGGCAGCTCGGGCAACTACGCCCAGATCAATAGTACCGGCGAAGACTCCGTGATCTGCTGCGCTGGCAGCGGCTCTGTCGTAAAGGCAAAGGCAGGCAGCTGGATCACGCTTGCGGAGTGGGAATATTCCGACGAAAAAGGACGGTTCGCTCCGCGCTGCGTGAAGACGGAATATGTAGACGGCGAGAAGATCAAGGCCGATACCTGGTATCAGCTGAAGAACGGTGAATTTGAGGAGGTAAGGTAAATGGCAATCAAGAAACCCGCTGAACTGGATTTCAGCAACAAGAAATTCATGTGCATCATTTCCGGGCAGCCCGGATTGGGCAAGACGACACTGGCCCTTTCGGCCCCGAAGCCGTTTCTGTTCGACACGGACAATGGCATTGCCCGCGTCAGGCCGGAGCAGCGCGGCGTGACGTCTGTGGTGGAATCCTACGAAGAAATGCTTGGCGATATGGACTCCGACGAATACAAGGCGGCTGAGTCCGTCGTGATCGATACCGGCGGTATGCTGGTACAGCTGATGAAGGACTGGGCAAAGAAGCAGGACAGCAAGGCCACGAAGGATGGGCGCGCCATGTACGGCGTGATCAAATCCGAGTTCGACCGGCTGTGTTACCAGATCCGCGCAAAGGACAGGAAGCATTTGATCGTGGTGTTCCACACGACGGAACAGCAGAAGGGCGACACCATCCAGACGCGCCTTTCCTGCGAGGGCGGCGCAAAAGATATCGTCTGGACGCCTGCGGACTTCGGCGGCTATATGTTCATGATGGGCAACAAGCGCATGATCGGCTTTACACCGACAGACGAATACTTTGCAAAAGGATGCTTCGGTGTGCGCGGCGTGATGCAGCTGCCGGAGCTCAAGCCCGGCCAGAAGTCCACATTTTTGACGGATTTGTTCCGCAAAGCGCAAGAGGACATCAACGCACAGGCCGAGATCTATAGCGGCGAGAAAACCGCATATGACGTGGCGATGCAGGAAGGCCGCGCGTTCATTGCGCTTGTCGGAGATCCCGACACGGCGTTAAAGGCGCGGGAAGGGCTGGCAAAGATCCATCACGCTCTGACTAGCGCCGCCGAGCTTGGCGCAGAGTTCAAGCACAAGTGCAAGAAACTCGGTCTGAAATACGATAAGGAGATAAAAGCCTATGTATTGGCTGACACAAAGCCTGCTAAGCAGCTGGAAGCACTTTCTTGATGCGGATGATGCGTATGCAGACGCGGCGCTGTCCTCCTTCCTCTCTACGCTTCGGCGTGAAGAGAAGGAAACAACGCAGGCGATGCAGGCTGGCATTGACTTCGAGGCGGCGATCAACAGCACGGTTGCGGGCGTACCAATTGAGCCTGTCAGCGAGAAATACGACCGGGCTGTAGCAAAATTTTCCCGCATCTGCTCGGGCGGTCAGCCACAAGTTCCGGTCGCCGGGCGGCTGCATGTATCGGGCTTGGATTTCCAGTTATACGGCGTCTGCGACTATGTAAAGGCTGGTGTGATCTACGATATCAAGCGCGTGCAGCGGTACGAATACGGCAAGTATCTGCACAGCCCGCAGCATCCGATGTATCTGCATCTGCTGCCCGGCGCGTCAAAATTTACATACCTGATCTTCGACGGCGCGAACACTTACGCGGAAACGTACCGGCGCGGCGATTTCGAGCCTATCGAAGATACGATTTCATGCTTTATCAACTGGCTTTTGGCAAACGGTTATATCAACGATTATTTTACACATTGGGAAATGAACACTGAAAGGATGGACAAGATAGATGGGATTTAAAGCAGTAAAGAATGATGGCGGTCTGATGAAGGCTGGCGATTATGAGTGCTATTTGAAATCGTGCGGCTACAGCGTAACGAAGAACGGAAACGAATGCATCAAGTTTGACTTCGTCGTCCGTGAGGACGTCGAGCAGGAATACCAGAAGAAGCACATCTTCAAGAACTTCTGGCCCGACCGCGACACCGGGGAGTACGACGCCGACAAGATCGGCAAATATGCAAATGCGCTTGGCATTGAGCCGGGCACCGATTTTGAACTTGACGATCTGGTAGGCCGCAACTGCATTTTGCACATGGAGCCGTTTGAGGGCAATGACGGTGTGACGCGCGACTGTATCCGGTATCTCAAGCCCAGCAAGGCAGACTCCTTTGTAACGCCCGCACCGGCCAGCGCAGAGGAGTTCAAACAGCTTGACGAAGGCGACGAAAGCGAGCTTCCGTTCTGAGGGCTGACGGATGGGAGATAAAAAGGAATACGTCAAGCTGTGGCTGAGTTACAGGAGCTATTTCGAGGCGTACAGTGCCGCTGAGGTGGGGCGCTTGGTGCTGGCTGCGATGGATTATCGCGAGTCGGGAGCAGAGCCAGAGTTCAGCGGGAGTGAGCGTTTCATTTGGCCTGCGATTCGACGGGACATTGACGAATCCGTAGCGGCTCAAAAAGCCATCTCCGCGTCCAGAAGCGAGGCAGGAAAGCAGGGCGGTCGGCCTGAATCCGAAAAAGCAAATGCTTTTGACGAAAGCAACGAAAAGCAAAAAAAGCAAATGCTTTCCGAGGAAAGCAAAAAAAGCTATGGACAAAGGAAAAGGACAAAGGACAAGGACAAGGACAGTATTCTTTCCCCCCTACCCCCCACGCTGCGCGAAGCAGTTGAAAAATGGGTGACGTACAAGGGAGAACGACGGGAGGAGTATAAGCCTGTTGGCCTGCAAAGCCTTGTTACGCAGATCACAAAGGCTGCGGAGGGATACGGCGAGGAAGCCATGATCGACGTGATAACCCGCTCTATGGCCGCAAATTACAAGGGGATCGTGTTTGACTGGCTGAAAGAGGCCAGCACACGCCCTGCGTCGCTTGGCCGCGCTGCAAAGCCCGGCTACGGTGTGCAGGGGCACCACGACGAACTGAATCCACTGGAACGTGCGGCTGTGGACAGGGTGATGGGGCCTGTGTCGAAGGGGGCCGCTCGGATGCAACATGGCGTGCAGCGCCACGAGGACGAACTTGATGCGTTCCAGCAGGCGGCAATAGACCGGATGCTTGCGGAAAACAAGGAGGATAAGACATGAGGGAGGATATATGACAGAAAAGGAAAAGGAAATCGTGCAGGCGCTGCGGTGCTGCGCGAAGGGGCTTGGACACGACGACGCGTGCGAAAACTGCAAGGTCGGAGAAATCCAAGATCGGCAGGAATACATCGAGTTTGCGGCTGCTAACGTGATCGAGCGCCTGACCGCCGAGAATGCGGCGCTGCGGGAGAAGGTGCCGCAGTGGATCAGCGTGGAGGACAGACTGCCAATAGACCGTCTCAGCAAATATCTCGTTGCTTTTCGGGACGCGGGCGGCTCGATTGTAGATATGGCAAGATACTTTCCGAGCGACGGATGGACGTGCGATAACTGGGAGGTACCGCAGAACTTGATTACTCACTGGATGCCGCCGCCGGAAGCACCGGAGGTGGATTTATGAAAAGCCCCCTTCTTTGCCGCATGGGTCTGCACAAGCTGGACAAGTATACGTATGTGCAGGTAACACGCCGCAGAAGCAACCGGCACGGTGGGAAGTATCACACAAATTACGCAATCTGTGAACGGTGTGGAAAACTCTGTTACCGGGTGCGTCTATTTCAGAAACTGGACATAACACAAACTACCGGACGCGCCGGAGGAAGGAGACAAGCATGATAGCTGTTTTAATCAGCATCCGCCCGAAGTGGTGCGAGAAGATCATAAGCGGTGAGAAAACGATCGAGGTGCGCAAGACGCGCCCGAAGATGAACCCACCGTTTAAGTGCTACATCTACTGCACAAAACCGGAGGAAAAGCTAATCACCATTATGAAAGACGGCGATGAGAATTATGGAGAGACGTATCACGGCAAGCCGGTTTTCATAAAGACGGAAAAAGCGCCGACCACTGGCTTATGGGATAAGCGGCAAAAGGTCATCGGCGAGTTTGTATGCGACGACATTTTTGAAAGGATCGTCAGAGTAGGAGCAATCTGTGAACCGCCGAAATATTGCATCTGCGATTGGAACATGGACTGCACACCACTTGATACGCTTCTTGCGGATGCCTGCCTGACAAAAGACGAGCTGGAGAAGTATCTGGACGGCGGCGTCGGCTACGGATGGCACATTTCCAACCTCAAAATTTACGATCACCCGCGCGATCTGTGGGAGTTTACCGGCCTGCGGCAGACAAAATAGCGGAGGCGGCTAGGCTCCACTCCAAGAAGCGTATCAAGTGGTGTACGGATACTGGCGGGTAAATTTCAGCGGAGTGCAGTACCAGGCGGATTTTGTTGATCGCCTCGCGGCCTACGAGGACACGGGCCTGACGCCGGAGGAAATCAAGGCTCCATTTACGGAGGACACGATGATAAATCTGGCAGCGCAGGCGCTGGGAGTGGAGCCTAGCCGCCTCCGCGAGCTTGCCGAGGCCGACAGAGACGGGCGCGTCCTGATTCTGCCGTGCAAGCTGGGTACAAAAGTCTATCGAATCCGCTACGAAATCGCTGATTACCCGGACGAACCGGATCTGGAAATTGCAGACACATGGTTTACGCCGGAATATCGTGATGACATCGGTAAAACCGTATTTTTGACCCGCGCTGAAGCCGAGCGGGCTTTGAAGGAAATGGAGTAGCAGATGAAGAACAGATTGACGGTCAAACACGGGATGCTGTCCGACCTCAGAGCATACTTGAAGCAAAGTGGCTGGAAACTCGAAGAGCCTGTCGGCGAGTACGAGGTTCTGAGGGCACGAAATCCGAATTATCCGCGACCACTTCTGGTTCACAACCGGGCAGAACGCGGCGTTGGGTACAGCATCGACGGGCGCGATGCGAAGATTTACAGTGGATGGAAACGGAACCGCCGCAAGCGTGGCTTCGACCCAGACTGGCCTACGCAGGAAGAACGGACACGGTATTTTGAAGGAGTGGACGGAGTATGAGTTTCAGTAAGAAAAAGCGGGAAGCGGTCTATGCGAAGCATGACGGCCACTGTGCCTATTGTGGACGGGCTATCGAAATCAAGGATATGCAAGTCGATCATTTCAAGCCGCAACGTGCATGGAACGCCGAAGACGCAGGGACGGACGATATTTCCAACCTTATGCCGTCATGCCGAATGTGCAACCACTACAAGCGGGCAAATTCTCTGGAAACGTTCCGGCGCTATATCGCGGAAATTCCCAGAAAGCTCCGAGAAAACTACATCTACAAAGTAGGGGTCGTTTATGGGAATGTCATTGAGCAAGAGAAACCGATCACGTTTTACTTTGAGATGGAGGACAAGGCATGACCAGAAAACGCGCAAGAAAGATCCTCATGGCTATCGGCACGAGCCGGAACCGTGAGATGTTCGGCGGGCCAGAGGGGGAACTTTGAAATGATTGGTTACATCAAAGACAAGGACGTCTACGCGCTCTTTGACGAGCGCGGGACTGCTCGCTTGCACGTCGGGGACATCGACAGCCTGGAAAGGATATACTTCCCCGCCGAACTGCACGTTGGAGATCGCGCGTGGAAGAAGGCCATGAGCATCCTTGATAAGAAATACGCGGAAGCAAAAAAGATGCCGTTCGTCCGTGACCCGCTGGCATGGGCACTGTATCACACTTGGAGGGAGTTTGACGATGGAAAACATTGCGACTGAAGAATTTATCAGCAGAACCGAGGCACTGAAAGACTTTGAATCCTGCAACGCGGAAAATCCGAACTGGACACCGCAGCGGGTAAAAACGCTCCTGCTGCGTCAGCCCGCCGCCGACGTTGCGGAGGTGGTGCATGGGGAGTGGCTGCGAGCAGATGATGACTGGAATAGCCTCACAACATTTCAGTGCTCCCTTTGCAGCGAAGAGTGGTGCTTTGAGACGGACGATGACGTGAGCTTGCTGAATTACAAATACTGCCCCAACTGCGGAGCGAAGATGGATAGAGGTGAAGATTGTGCGGTTAGTTGATTTAGATGCAGTAACCGATCACCTCGAAGTGGAGTGGGGATACGAGGGGATACGTGAGGACTTATACAGTCTGCCTGTCGTAGACGTTGCGCCGGTGGTGCAGGGCAGTGGGAAGGTAAGGGCGACGGATGAAGCGGAAACCACGCAGATCATTGACGGATGCTGCACAGCCTGCGGTGCATTCATGGATTACATCGAAGCGGCAGACTATAAGTTTTGCCCGTATTGCGCGAAACGGGTAGTATGAAAGGCTTGCGTTTTGCACGCGGCAGTGCGAAAGGAGGAAAACTGATGCAGGATTGCTGTCTGACTTGCAAGAATCTGGAATACAGAAAGAACTACGTTTATCCGTACCGGTGCTTGAAACACAAGGCCGAACGGTTCTCGGAGAAGGAATTTGAACGGATGTACTTTTCCGGAGAGGAATGCAAGGACTTTGAACAAAGGAGGTGGCCCGATGGGCACAATTCTGGCGATTGACCCCGGCAATATTCAATCCGGCTATGTGATGGTCGAGCACGACGGCGAAGAAATTCGCCGCGTGCTGGAGGCCGGGAAGATCGAGAACCCGGCAGTGACTGATATGCTGGATCGGAAGCTTTATGCGAACTGCATAGACGTTGCAATCGAGATGATCGCGGGCATGGGCATGACGGTAGGCCAAGAGGTTTTCGACACGTGCGTCTGGATCGGGCGGTTCTGGCAAACGATATTGTGGCAGACTGGATATGGGCCGACGCGGATATTCCGCCGCGAAGAAAAGCTGGATCTGTGCGGAAGCTTGAGTGCAAAGGATGCAAACATTCGGCAGGCGCTTGTAGACCGCTACGCGCCCGGACAGACGAATTTCGGCAAGGGCACGAAGAAAGACCCCGGTTTCTTCTACGGCTTCTCTGCGGATATGTGGGCGGCGATGGCTGTCGCCGTGACGTATTTTGACAAGTACATCAAGGGGGTAAAGTTGTAAGTGAAAAAATTCGTTGAAATGCTGCTTTTATTTGCGGCTGCCGTGTTTGTTTCGCTTTTGATAAGAGAAGCGATTCTCAATTCGGATCTGCCGGATTATATCAAGTTTTGCACGCTGACGGACTGGGAGAAGGCAAAATGGATTTCCGGGTGGAGGCCATGAGCAAAGTGAAGCGCAAGCCGCCGAGGCCGCCGATGCAGTTGACGTGCGATGCCTGCGGAAAAACGTTTATGCGCGCACCGTCGAAGTACAAGGCAAAATACAATTTTTGCAGCGAGGCGTGCGCATGGACGGCACATAGAGAAGCTGTGATGGGCCGAGCTGACCGCGTGCAGATCCTGATTACACGGTCGATCCCGGTATATCCAGAAATGCGGCCTGTCTGCGGGCGGGTGTATCCTGCCGAGAAATACAAATACAGGACAAACCGGACGGGCTATGTCGTCGAGGTGGGCGGCAAGCGCGTATGTGTGAGGGTGGACGAATGCAGGGAAATCTAGGGCTTACACCGGTGCAGGCTCCGTGCAAGGGCTGCGCGGACAGGCATACCGGCTGTCACACGGACTGCGCCCGATACATAGCGTTCCGCCGGGAGGCGGACAGATACAAGCAGGAGCAATCGAAGGACGCAGCGAGATATGCAACAACAAGGGGCTGTATGCGGACGCTGCACGATGCGAACCGCGCAAAGCGCGAAGGGAGGCAACATTACTGATGAGCACGCCGCGATACGGCTGGTGGGCCTATGCAAAATGGATGATCCGCAGCTATAAGGGCGGCGGGCTGATGACGAAGGCCGAGCGCGCTGCCGTTGCGGATGCAATCGCGGAGACGGAACAGCTCGTTGACGGCGCGGAGAGACTCCGGCTCATAGACTTGGTTCTTTGGAAGCGTACACACACCTTACAGGGCGCCGCGATGGCGGTTTATGTATCCGAACGCACCGCGCAGGAATGGCACAGGCAATTTATTCGCCTTGTGGGGCAAAAAAGAGGGCTTTTATGAAAAAGTCTGCGTCCCAGAGCCAAATTTAACATTTACTATAAGGGCGTAGAGATCAACTCTACGCCCTTCTTCATCGGCACCGCAGCGTTCTGCGGAAACCTCCTCGTCCTGTTCTCGTGTTCTCCGGTGTGAATAAATATATTTATTCACACACGGAGACACGAGAACGAAAGAATAAGGCAGAAAGGAGCGGCTATGGCGAGTTTGCGCGCCCTTGCACACAAGCTGCAAACAGCGCTCTTGTACAACGGAATCAAAATAAAAATCAATCAAATGCAGATCTATTCCGCGAAAAATGACAGGATGGTGACGAAATACATGGTTTACGAATATCGACCTGATGAAAAACCGAAGAATGTCACTTTGCTGGAAACGTACCAGATTGCGGATGTGGTGAAACTGCTGGCTGGACTTTACAGCGATGGCGGATGAAAAGCTTACGCCGAAGCAGAGACGATTCTGCGAAGAATATTTAAAATCCGGCAATGCCACAGAAGCGGCGAAAAAAGCAGGGTACAAAGAAACGTCATGCAGAGTGATTGCGGCAGAAAACCTATCAAAACCAGCTATTTCTGCGTATATAAAGCGCAGGCTGGACGAACAAGAGGCTGCGCAGGTCGCGGATTCAAACGAAATTCTGAAATTTTACACTGCGGTCATGCGCGGGGAGGTCAAAGATCAGTTCGGCATGGACGCATCGCTGTCCGACCGGCTGAAAGCCGGTGACAGTCTCATGAAGCGATACGCGGCAGCTTCCGACCGCAACAGGACGACAATGGAGAAGCTTGATTCGATGCTGAAGGAGTTCCAAGATGCTGTTAAGTCCGAAACAACGTGAATTTGTAAAATACGGGACGCATCGATGGAACTTCAAGGGCGGAGCCACCAGAAGTGGGAAGACTTACCTCGATTTTCGATGGATCATACCGATCCGGATTCGTGAGCGAATCGGAAAAGATGGTCTGGCTGTCATTCTCGGCGTAACAAAATCCACGATTGAGCGAAATGTGCTGGAGCCGATGCGGAACCTGTATGGCGATATGCTCGTCGGAACAATCTCCAGCGACAACACAGCGTGGATTTTCGGGGAAAAGTGCTATTGCCTCGGTGCGGAAAAGGTTTCTCAGGTGTCAAAGATCCGCGGTGCGTCGATTAAATATTGCTACGGCGACGAGGTCGCGGACTGGTCGGAAGAAGTCTTCGCGCTGCTAAAAAGCCGTCTTGATAAGGAATACTCCTGTTTTGATGGGACGTTCAATCCGCAATATCCTGACCACTGGCTGAAAAAATTCCTTGATAGCAACGCGGACATTTTCAGCCAGACATACACAATAGACGACAATCCGTTCCTGCCGGAATCTTTTAAAGAAAATCTGAAAAAAGAATACGAAGGGACGGTTTATTACGACCGCTACATTCTCGGCCTCTGGGTGCGTGCCGAAGGACTGGTATATCCGATGTTTGGAGATGGCTGCATCACGCAGGAGATCCCGGACACCGGAGATTATTATATATCTATAGACTATGGAACGCTGAACCCGTTTTCTGCCGGGTTATGGTGCGTTGGGAGGAAATGCGCAGTCAGAGTCGCGGAGATCTATTACAGCGGCCGCGATGAAAAGAAGCAGAAAACAGATGAGGAATACTGCGACATGGTAGAACAGCTTGCAGGAGATAAGCTAATCAGAGCCGTTGTCGTGGATCCGTCTGCCGCATCGTTCATTGAAGCGCTGCGCAGAAGGAGCGGATTTAAAGTCCGGCACGCGGACAACGACGTTTTGAACGGGATCCGCACAACGTCCGACTTCCTGCGTGATGGAAGAATCAAGATTCATGCGGGCTGTAAAGACGCCATCCGAGAATTCGGGCTTTACAGGTGGGACGAAAAAGCAGAATCCGACCGCGTCGTGAAGGAAAACGACCACGCTATGGACGAAATCAGGTACATGGTGATGACGGTCTTGAAAAAGCACTTCAAAGAACACAGATTTGTGCCGGAGCTGGCGCGGTGAGGTAAAAGATGAAAACATACCAGGATTTTTTAGAGGTTGCGGAAAAGTCTGACCGGGAACGGATGGAATTTGTTCTGTCCGCGATAAATAATCACAAAGATTCGGATTTATACAAACAGGCGGTTATTGCGAAGGAATACGACGCGCACAGGAATGTGACGATTGCTAATTTTCAAAAGCTGCTTTATACACTCAACGGGAAAGTCATTCCGGACAACTACAGTCCGAACTATAAGCTTCGGAGCAATTTCTTTGCAAATTTCATCACGCAGGAAACGCAGTATCTGCTCGGAAACGGCGTGACGCTGAAAGAAGCCGCGAACAAAGAAAAACTCGGCGCATCGTTCGACGTTCGGCTGCAGGACGCAGCGCATGCGGCCCTTGTTGGAGGCGTATCGTATGGCTTCTGGAATCTCGATCATCTTGAGGTTTTCGATGTAACAGAGTTCGTTCCGCTTCTCGATGAGGAAAACGGTGCGTTGCGCTCCGGGGTTAGATTCTGGCAGGTATCCGATACGAAGCCGCTTCGCGCAACACTCTACGAGCCGGACGGCTTTACACAGTTCATCCGCAGAAGCGGAAAAAACATGGAGATCCTAGAGGCGAAGCGCGGATATGTATCTGTTGAGGCAAGTTCCGAAGCGGACGGTACGGAAATCCTTGCATATCAAAACTATCCCGGCTTCCCGATTATTCCGCTCTACGGCAACCGCGCAAGGCAGTCAGAGCTTGTCGGCCAACGCGAGGCGATAGACTGCTACGATCTCATTAAGTCAGGCTTTGCGAATACAGTTGATGAGGCGTCGATCATTTATTGGACGATCTCAAACGCCGGTGGCATGGACGAGATCGATATGGCACGGTTCAAAGAGTCCATGCGGCGGATCGGCGTTGGGCTCGTGGACGACGACGGCGCGAAGGCAGAGGCTCATACGCTCACAATCCCAGTTGAAGCTCGGGAAGCGCTTCTTTCCAGAATCAGCGACGATCTTTACCGTGACGCGCAAATGCTTGATGTGGCAAAAGTGCAGGCGGGGCAGAAGACGGCGACGGAGATCATGGCGGCGTATCAGCCGATGGATAACAAGGTGGATCAATTTGAATACTGCGTGATCGAGTTCCTGCAGGCGTTGTTTAAGATCGTTGGTATTGATGACGAGCCATCCTTTATGCGATCCAAAATAACAAATCAGTTAGAACAGACGCAGATGGTGCTGCTTGCCGCGAGCTACCTTGACGACGAAACGATTCTGAGCAAGCTGCCGTGGCTTACGCAGGAGGAAATCGCAAACATTTTGAAGAGGAAAAGCGCGGAAGAATTAGAGCGATATTCCACGAAAGATATGGAGGAATAGACGTATGAGCGGCATGGTACAGGGCGATGCGTACAGTCTGGCCGTCACGGTCAAGAACAACGGGCAGGCTGTCGAGATCGACGATATTGAGAAGATCGAAATGACGCTTCTGTATTTGCAGAAGTATTACCCAGGCCAGATCACATACGCGGACGGGAAATTCTATTTCCCGCTGGCGCAGGAAGAAACATTCCGCCTGCCGAAGGTCTGCCCGATGCAGATTCGCGTGAAATTCAAAAGCGGAGACGTGCTCGGCTCCGAGAAAAAGCAGATCGACGTATCTGCCGCGCTTTCAAAGGCGGTGTTGTAATGGGCGGCATTGAATTTGAACTCAAGAACCGCGATCCGATCGACGTTTCCTTTAACGTTTCCGTGCGTGCTGGCGGCGGCTCCGGCGGCGGCTACAACATCGGCCCCGGCCTCAAGCTGGACGCGGAAACGAACACCCTGTCCGTCGATACGGCGGACGCAGTCGAAAAGGACAACACTAAGCCTGTCACCTCCGCCGCTGTGTTTGCGGAGGTAGGAAACATCAACGCCCTGCTGGCAACAATCTAAAGGAGTGATTTTATGAGCACACAAATCGAAATTACCAGATTGCAGACCGCGCGGAACAAGCTGCGCACATGGCTCGTCGGCCTCGGCCTTGCCGCGAGCACGGACAAACTCGACGCGCTGACCGACAAGGCCGCCGCCATCAAAAATCAGGGCGCGGTTGACGCCAACGTCAAGGAGGGCGAATCCTACACCATCCCCGCGGGCTATCACAACGGCTCCGGCACGGTCAAGGGCGTCTCCGGCGGCGGCAACTACAACCTGCAGGCCAAATCCGTCACGCCGACGAAGGAGCAGCAGTCCGTCACACCAGATCAGGGCTATTACGGCCTGTCCGGTGTGACCGTCGGCGCGATCCCGGAAAACTATCAGGACGTCTCCGCCACGACCGCCGCGCCTGCCGACGTGCTGGCGAATAAAGTCTTTATCGATGCCGACGGCGTGACGCAGGCAGGCACCATGCCGGACAACGGCGCGGTCGAAAAGGTCCTGGACGCGACGACAGGCAATCAGGAGTATACTGTACCCGCCGGTAAGCACTCCGGCGCGGGCAAGGTATCTGTCGTGCTGGAAACCAAGTCCGCCACGCCTGCCGAGGCCGCGCAGGACATTACGCCCACAAAGGGCAAAGTCCTCGGCAAGGTCACGGTCGGCGCGATCCCGGCCAAATACAAGGACGTTTCCGGCGTGACTGCCGGAGCTGCTGACGTGCTGGACGGAAAGTTTATCGTGCTGGCCGACGGCAGCAAGGTCGAGGGCACCATGGCCAACAACGGCGCGATCGCAAAGACCATCGACGGCCTCACGCAGACCAGCGCCGATATCCCGGCGGGATACACCTCCGGCGGCACGGTATCGCTGACAGACGCGATCGAAACGGCTCTCGCCGCGATTTAAAGGAGGAACAGACATGAGCGTACAGACAGAGATCGATCGCATTATCACGGCAGTCGGCGCGGCGTATGACGCAGTAAAGGCCAAAGGCGGCACAGCCCCTGCGGCACAGACCCTCGAAGGGCTTGCAGGCGCGATCAGCGGGATTCCATCTGGCAGCGCCAAGGAAGAGCAGGAAAAAACCGTTAACATCACCGCCAACGGCGCAGTGGAGATCACCCCGGACGCCGGGAAGACCCTAAGCAAAGCGACCGCGGTCGTCAACGTTCCCACGTCCGGTGGAGGAGATAGTGTACTCCCGTCCATTATAGATAGAAGCATATCAGGTGTGTATGTAAATTCTGATATAACAGTGGTAGGTCCGTATGCTTTCTTTTATTGCAATAATCTAACCGGTGTTGTATTTCCAAATGCAACAGATATAGAGAGCTACGCTTTTAATAATTGCAAATCGCTTGAGCGAATTGATTTCTCGCAGCTACAAAAATCAAACGCATCCTCATTTAAAGGCGACACCAAGTTGCAAACAATAATTCTGAGGAATTCTGAGGTTGCGCCTACAACGGCAGGCAGAGGATTTGTTGCTCTTCTTTCAGCTATAACCACTATGTATCTTTATGTTCCGTCCGCGCTTGTAGATAGTTACAAAACCTCAAGCTATTGGGGAGATTACGCGAACCAGATAAGAGCGATCGAAGATTACCCAGATATCACTGGAGGATAAACCACCGAAAACCGGAAGGAGAACACCATGGACACCAAAACCATCATCGTCACCCTCGTCTGCGCCGTGCTTGGCGGGGCGGATAGAAATGTATGAGCACAAGCAACACCGCCGGGCAGAAAATGACAGACGCAGAGCTCGCAAAGCTTGAAAAGCGGATTGCTGCGATATACAGGGAAGCGTATAACGATCTGACGGATACGATCAGGGATTACTTCGGTAAATTTGCAGCGCGTGACGCGGTGGAAAAGGCACGCATGGATGCTGGGGAGATCTCGGAGGATCAATACAAACTGTGGCGTGCTGCTCAGATTGGACGCGGGAAGCGGTTTGAAGCGCTAAGGGATAAAGTCGCAGAGCGAATGACGAATGCAAACGCAACCGCAATCGCCTATATCAACGACGCAACGCCGGGGATTTACAGCCTGAACAGGAACCTAGCAGCCTATATGATCGAGCAGGTGGCGGGGGACGTTGGATTCGATCTCTGGGATGAGCGGGTTGTGAAGCGCCTGATTGCCGAGCAGCCGGGCCTTATGCCATCATACCCGGAGAAGCGAGCACTCAAACGTGGGATTGATCTTGCATACGGGAAAAAGCAGATCACGGCCAGTGTCACCAGCTCCATCTTGCAGGGCCGGAGCATCAAAGGCATGGCGGATGATCTGCAAAGCCGCATTACCACCATGAACCGCGACAGCGCCATCCGGACGGCCCGCACAGCCGTCACCGGCGCACAGAACGCCGGGCGGCTGGATTCCTATTATGCTGCCGAGAAAATGGGAATCAAGTGCAGAAAACAATGGATGGCGACGCTCGACGGAAGAACCCGCCACTCCCACGCCATGCTCGACGGCGAGATCGTGGACAACGACAAAAAGTTCTCCAACGGCTGCCGCTACCCAGGTGACCCGAACGGCCCACCGTCCGAAATCTATAACTGCCGCTGCACGCTGGTATCCGAGATTGAAGGAATCGACACCTCCGGAGGAAAGCGCCGCGCCAGGAACCAGGCGACCGGACGGAATGAGCTGATCGAGAACATGAGCTATGCCGAATGGGCAGGGTGGAAAAAGAAAAATGGACGTTAAATTTATCGACAACTCAGAGGAAATCAAGGACAATATGAAAAACGTGCTGCTTCGTGCGCTTGAAAAGGTCGGAATGACGGCGGAAAAGTACGCGAAGCGGCTATGCCCGGTTGATACCGGAAATCTACGCAACAGCATCACGCACCGCGTAGACCAGGAGGAACCGGCGGTATACGTCGGAAGTGATTCTGAATATGCTGCCTATGTGGAGCTCGGGACGGGCAAGCATTATCCGGGCGGGAGACCTACGCCGTGGGCGTATCAGGACGCGAAGGGGAACTGGCACTGGACGGCGGGCAATAAAGCACAGCCGTATCTGAAGCCCGCAGCGGCGAACTATGCGGCGCAGTACCGACAAATCGTCGAAGATGAGATGAAAAACGGATAAAGATTGCGTCCCAGAGCCATAAATATACGGTATAAGTGTGGTAACAGCAAAGAAATGACTGTTGCCACATTTTTTGTTCTGTCGCGGCAAAGCACCGCCGACAAGGGAAAGGAAGATAGAACATGGCACTGACGCGCAAGCTCCTGAAGGGAATGGGGCTGACAGAAGAGCAGATGGATACGATCATTGAGGCGCACACCGATACCGTAGACGGGCTAAAAAGCGACCTTGCACGGTATAAGGCAGACGCCGAAAAGCTCCCCGGAGTGCAGGCGGAGCTTGAAAACCTGAAAGCCAAAGGCGACGATGGCTGGAAGGATAAGCACGACAAGGTCAAAAAGGAATTTGACGACTACAAAAGAGAGCAGATGCAGAAGGAAACCAAGAGCGCGAAAGAATCCGCGTATCGGGAACTTTTGAAGTCTGCGGGTATCAGCGAAAAACGAATTGATTCGGTTTTGAAGGTCACCGATCTGACCAGCGTTGAACTGGAAGACGGCAAGATCAAGAACGCCGACGAGCTGCGCAAATCCATCAAGGAAGAGTGGGCGGACTTCGTTGTTACCACCAAGCAGAAGGGCGCGGACACCAAAGATCCGCCCGCAAACAACGGCGGCGCTATGAGCCGGGACGACATCTTCAAAATCAGGGACGCGTCTGAACGGCAGGCAGCAATCGCCGCCAACCTTAATTTGTTCGGAAAGGAAGAATAAACATGGCAGCAAAGACCAATCTGACGATGACGAGCGACGTTCAGGTAACCGCTCGTGAAATCGATTTTGTAACCCGCTTTGCGCGGAACTGGCAGCACCTGCGCGACATTCTCGGCATTATGCGCCCCATCAAAAAGCAGCCGGGCACCGTCCTGAAATCCAAGACCGCAAGCGTGACGCTCGCGCAGAGCGTCGGCGAGGGTGAAGAGATTCCCTACTCCAAAGCGACTGTCATTGAAAAGGACTACGCCAACATCAACGTCGAGAAGTACGCAAAGGCTGTTTCCATCGAGGCGATCAAGGAATACGGCTATGACGTTGCCGTCGCCCTGACCGACGAGGCGTTCCTGTATGAGCTGCAGACCAATGTCACCAATCGGTTCTACGATTATCTGAATACCGGCCTGCTGACCGTCAGCGAAACCAACTGGCAGCGCGCGCTTGCAATGGCGAAGGGCGCTGTTATCAACAAGTTCAAGCAGATGCACCGCACCGCGACCAACGTTGTCGGCTTCGTGAACGTGATGGATCTGTACGATTACCTCGGCGGCGCCGATATCACCATCCAGACTGAATTCGGCTTCCAGTACATCAAGAACTTCATGGGCTATAGCACCGTGTTCCTGCTGTCTGACGATGAGATCAAACGCGGTCGTGTTATTGCGACTCCGGTCGAGAACATTGTCCTGTACTACATTGACCCAGCTGACAGCGATTTCGCCCGTGCCGGTCTCGACTACAGAACCGACGGAGAAACCAACCTTGTCGGTTTCCATGTGCAGGGCAACTACTCCACTGCGGTCTCCGAGTCCTTTGCGATCATGGGCATGACCCTGTTCGCGGAGTATCAGGACGGCATTGCCGTTGCTGACATTGACGAGACCCCGACGCTCGGCACGCTGACGGTTACCTCTGCGGCGGTCACGGCGACAGGTGACACGAAGATCACGGTAACGCCCGCGAAGGAAGCAAGCGGCAACGTCTACAAGTACAAGGTAGGCGATTCGGCTGAGACTGTCACCTACGGCCAGAACGTCAGAACGTGGCCGACGTGGGACGGCAAGTCCGATGTCACGGCAGCGACGGGCAAGAAGATCACAGTCGTTGAGGCTGACGCGACTTACAAAGCGCAGAAGGCTGGCAACGCAACGGTAACGGCAAAGTAAGGAGGCGGCAGCGCAATGCTAACCGAATTGTGCGGGGTTCTGCGGAACTGGTTTGAAACGGATCGGATCAGCGGAACGTACACAGTAGAAAACGGCAGCATTGCGCTGCCGTTCCTGCAAGAAGGGCAATTCTTCCGGATTGTAGGTTCCGTTTTTAATGACGGTGTGCACCAATACCCGGATTACGGGATGGCCGACGAGACCTTTGATGGCTCTGTCTGGCCGATGGCCGTCCCGTCCGCTGTCCTCGCCCTCGAAGCTGAGATCAGAGCATGGCAGGAGAAAAACGGGGACGCGGCAGCAAGCCCGTTTACCTCGGAAAGCTTCGGAGGCTATAGCTACTCGAAGGGATCGAGCGGAAGTGCCTCCGCGAATGGGGCTGTGACATGGCAGACGACGTTCAAATCGCGCATGAACCAGTGGAGGAAGATCTGATATGAGTTTACTTGATGATTTTGCCCGCCCGTGCGTGCTGCTCGAAAAAAGCCGGACGCCGGACGGAGCGGGCGGTTACGTCACGATATGGACGGACGGGGCGGAATTCGCAAATTACCAGATGCTCGATACGTCCATGGAGGCTCGCAGAGCGGAGAAGGAGGGCGTGACAAGCGTTTACTCGGTGCTTGTGCAAAAGGCCGTACCAATCGATTATAACGACTTCTTCCGCGACAAGACGACCGGCGAGACGTACCGCGTCACATCCGAGCCGAAGGACAAACAGACGCCGAAGTCCGCTAGCTTTGCCCTGAAATACTTCACTGCTGAAAAGAAAGCACTGCCGACATGACAAAAGACAAAGCATTGCACGCGTGGTTCTCACAATTCCTGACGGCCTATCCCGCGTCCAGCGTGCCGGACGACGCCGTTTTCCCGTGGCTGACCTATGAACTGATCACAGGCGCGTGGGACAGCGGAGAAATCGGCCTGACAGTAAATCTGTGGTACTACACAACGCAGGAAGCAGAACCAAACGCGAAAGCGCAGGAAATCTCGGACGCTATCGGCTTGGGCGGCGTGTTTGTGCCGTGTGACGACGGCGCAATCTGGATCAAGCGCGGATCTCCGTGGTGCCAGAACGTCCGGGACGATTCTGATGCAAATATCAAGCGGCGGTATTTGAACGTCACAATCGAATACATTACCGCGAACTGAAAGGACTGATTTCATGGCGAAATTTACGAAAATTCCTGCAGATACCTTCAAGCAACTGCAGATTAACGCCGGTGTGATCCTGAGCGGGTTCACTCCGGCAACCGGCGCATTTGAAGCCGAAGACCAGATCGGCGCAACGACCGGCGGCATTACGTTCGCGGCAACGCCGACGTATTCGGACTACGGCGAAGACGTTGACAACTGCCCAAAGAACACCATGGAGCTGAAGCGGCAGGACGACGTGGACGTAAAGTGCTCCGGAACATTCGTTACGGTAACAACAACGTCCGCGAAGTCCCTGATGGCGGCGGCGGACATTGACGGAACGGACACAACCAAGGTCGTCCCGCGCCGCGACCTGTCCAGTGCTGATTTTTCTGACATTTGGATTGTTGGGGACTACTCCGACAAGAACGGCGCGAATAACGGCGGGTTTATCGCGATCCGCATGATGAATGCGCTTTCTACCGGCGGATTCCAGCTGAAAACCGCCGACAAGGGCAAGGGACAGATGGCGTTTGAGTACACCGCGCATTACTCGATCTCAAAGCAGGATGTTGTGCCGTATGAGCTGTACATCAAGGCCGGTACGGCAGAAACCTGATAGGAGGCCGATATGAAACTTTCGGAATTCAGCACCGATAAGGCGGCAGATGTCCTCTGCGAAATCAGCGTATACGCGCTGAACATCATGGCAGACGAAGAACTCAGGGGAAGCCTGAAAAAGCTGACAGACGACGAAAAGCCGCAGACAGTCGGCGAGAGGTACGCAATCGGCGTGCAGCGCATCGGCCAGTGGATCCCACTGATCCTGAAAAAGCATAGAGAAGACGCGTTCAGCATTCTGGCTGTGGTAAACAACGTGACAGTTGACGCGATCCTGGAGCAGAACGTTCTCGTTACAATGCGGCAGATCCGGGAATTGGCCGAGGACAAAGATCTCACTGATTTTTTCAAGTCGTGCGCGTCGGAGGCGAAAGCGTAACGCTTGCGCTGCTGGCAGCTCCAAAAATAAGCGCCGGAGGGCTGATTCGCCTTTTGCCGATTTTAATAAAGCGGCAGAACGAGGAATCAGCCTTTCGCATTTATGCGGCGGAGTGTATGCGCACGATCACGGAAAATACAGCGAAATTCGCGGGCGGAAGCTTTGTGCAGGCAAAGTACGCCGATCTTATCAGCCCGAAGCCGCAGGACAACCGAACCTGCGAAGAGATCACCGCCGACGTTGTACGCCGGTGCGGATTGAAGGTGAAAAAATCCAAAGATGAATCTGTTTGAACTTTTTGTAAAAATCGGCGCCGATACGTCCGAGGCCGACAAGGGCATCGACGAAACCGGGAAGAAAACATTCGGCCTCGGCGAGAAGATTAAAAACGGCCTTGCTACTGTCGGCAAGGCTGCGGTAGTCGGCGTGACGGCAGCGGCGACGGCAATCGGCACAATCGGCACAAAGGCGATCCAGGCATACGCAGACTATGAGCAGCTCGTCGGCGGCGTGGAGACGCTTTTTAAGGATAGCCAAGATAAAGTCATGGAGTACGCAAACAACGCGTATAAAACCGCTGGGCTGTCCGCAAATGAGTACATGGAAACGGTTACAAGTTTTTCTGCATCCCTGCTGCAGTCCCTCGACGGAGACACCAGTGCAGCGGCGGAAAAGGCAAATTTGGCGCTGACCGATATGTCCGACAACGCGAACAAAATGGGTACGGACATGACTTCAATCCAGAACGCATATCAGGGGTTCGCAAAAGCAAATTACACCATGCTCGATAACCTGAAGCTCGGCTACGGCGGTACGCAGGCCGAAATGCAGCGGTTGCTTGAAGATGCGGAGAAAATTTCGGGCGTCAAGTACGACATTTCCAGCTATGCGGATATCGTGGACGCGATCCATGTCGTGCAGACCGAAATGGGAATCACCGGCACGACCGCAAAAGAAGCCGCGTCCACGATTCAAGGCTCGTTCGGCATGGTAAAAGCCGCATGGCAGAACCTTGTGACCGGCCTTGCAGACCCGGATCAGGACTTGGGAACCCTCGTGGGCAACTTCACAGATTCCATTGTCGTCGCAGGAAACAACCTGATTCCGCGCATTCAGGAGCTTTTACCGCGCATTGTGGAGGCAATTTCCGGGCTGCTGGGAACCATAAGCACACAGCTGCCGGGCATACTCAGTTCTGTCCTGCCCTCGCTTATCGAGGGCGCGTCGAATCTGGTTACCGGGCTCATGTCCGCGCTCCCGGAGATCCTTACCGTGCTGGGAGACATCGCGCCGACAGCCATTGGGGTTCTCGTTCCGGCCATAGTCGAGCTTCTGCCGGAAATCATTCAAACCGGTATAGATGTTGTTATCTCTCTGGTACAAGGCATTACGGAGACGCTTCCGGAATTGATCCCGGCGGCAACGGAAGCAATCATCAAAATCGCTGAAACGCTGACCGACCCTGGAAATCTCGGGAATTTGGTAGATGCGGCGCTTAAGATCATCCTTACTCTGGCGGACGGGATCATTGATGCCGTCCCGAGGCTGCTTGAGGTGGCTCCCAAGATTATCACAAATCTCATCACCGCGCTTACTGAAAACTTCCCCAAAATCATCGAATCCGGCGCAAAACTCGTTAAGTCGCTGATCGATGGCCTGATTAAATCCATTCCGCAGCTTACTGCGGCTGTGCCAAAACTCATTATCGGGATTGTACAGGGGATTCTTAACAATCTTCCGCAAATCATCATGTCCGGCCCGCAAATCATTATGGCGCTTATTGAGGGCCTTATTAGCGCAATCCCCGAGTTGATTCTGGCAATTCCAACGCTGATCCAATCGATTGTAGATACGTTCCTCGGCTACGATTGGGGCAGCATCGGAACAAATATCGTTGACGGTATCAAAAACGGATTTCTGCATATGTGGGAGAGCCTAAAGCGGACGGTAAGCGATATGGTCAACGGCCTTGTGAGCGGCGTCAAGAGCATCCTCGGTATTGCGTCCCCGTCTAAAGTCTTCGCCGGAATCGGCGGCTACATGGCAGAAGGACTTGGGCAGGGCTTTGACAGGGAAATGCTCGGGGTGCGGAAAGATATCGAAGATCAGATGACCTTCGGCACAACGTCCTTCTCTGTGTCCGGCGCGGCAAAGTCCTCCGTCGGCGTCGTGAACGGCCTGCTGGCCAACAACCAGCCGAGCGGGCTGACACAGGTGAATCTTGTCGTTGACGGCCAAACGCTGGCGCGGGTACTGTTCGATCCGCTGCGAGGCGAAATTCTGCAAAGGGGTGTGTCACTTGCGTAGAATTAAAATCACGGACGGCACAAACACAGTCACCCTTCTGCGTGATCTCGTGTTCACGATTCAGCCAAAGGATATTGGCGCAACCGCGACAATGGCATCCGGAAAGACGGTTATGGATATCATCGGGGTAAAAAATGAATTGAAAATCCCGACGGGATGGCTTTCTGTCGCCGATCTCCGAAAACTCCGCAGCATGATCAACACGAAACATGTGTTGAGCGTGACATACCCGGATGTAGACGGCGACAAAACAAGGGATTTCCTTTTTGAACAGCCGGAATACAAGGCGATTATCTACGATGAGGACGGCGTATCGCAGTGGTGTGGCGTCACGATCTCCGCGACACAGCAAGGGGTGGATTGATGCAGAAGGTATCAAGCAATTACGCACCGTTTACACCGGTGCGTGAGGTCGGCATGCTTGTCCGGTTTTACATTGTTGACCCGTCGGCAAAGAAGAACGGTACGGCCTCTGCATCGGATTCGGCACCAGGCACAAGCGCCGCCGAAACGATCAGCGACAGAGAAACCATATCCGGGAAGTTCGCTGGGCTTGAATTGAACCGGTGGGTTCTGGATGGGACAATCGATATTCCGAACGATAGCTTTGACGGGCAGTATGTTGGCTGGTGGAGCGGAGTAGCATCAAACGAGAGCGCCGAAATGGCAAGCACAATTACGTTTGAATTCTCCGCGCCGGTATCCACGATTGGCTGGGCGATGCTTTTTGATGAAAAAATGAACCAATACCCGGCGCAGATCACAATTACCGCATATGCGAGCGACGGATCGGCGGTCTCAACCGGAACAAAGATGATCACGCAGGCGCGGCAGAACATCAGCATGACTGCCGCAAATTACACAAAGCTGACGATTCGATTTGACAAGACGTTCCTGCCAAAGACACGCGCCCGGCTGCGGCAGATCGATTTCGGCCTGACGGAAACCTACGAAAACGACACAATGGCCGACGTGAAGATTATAGAGGAAGCATCCGTTTCCTGCGAATCGTTCCCGTCCCGGCAGATTTCCTTTACATTTGACAACGCGGATCATCGGTACAACATTCTGAACCCGGACGGCGTTTTCTCCGTGATTCAGGATGGCCAGAAATTGCTTGCCAGATGCATTGTAAACGGAGAGAGCATAGACGTTGGCGAGTTCTTTTTTACATCCGTTACAGCACGCGATTCCGGCGTTACGGCACAGCTTGTCGGAAACGATATGGCTGCGACACTCGATCGCGCAACCTATGAGGCCGGAAACGCTACCGCGTGCAAGCTCCAGACTGTAGTTGCGTCCGTACTGGAAGGATACGACGTCACTGTGATCTACGGCGGCGGCGCAGACGAAAGAACGGTAGTCCCTGCAATCCCTCGGAAGACGACGAGACGCGAGGCGATCCGGATTCTGGCACAGGCCGCAATGTGCTCCGCGTGGTTTGATCGATCCGGAAACCTGCACATCGCGGAGCTTTCAGCAGGCGCAGTATTGGGAGAAATAACGCCGGATGAGCTTTATAACTATGACGGTGTGTCCATATCGGAAGCGGTTGATTGCGTAGAGCTGCACGTTAAGAGCGACTACGCGAATATCGATACGACAATCACCGCCGGGAGCGGCAAAAACATCAAGAGCGTAAATAACCCGTGCGTAGCGCCTGCAAACTATCAGAGTGTGGCCGCGTGGCTGCTTGCGCAGTATAATCGCCGAAAGATCTACAGCGTGAAAAACCGGGGCAATCCGGCGCTCGAAACCGGTGACACCATCAAAATCTCCGACGCATTCGCACAAAACGAAAATGCTGTGCAGACCGGTATGGAACTGACGTTCAGCGGAGGCGGAATTTATGCCGTAACGAAAGGAGTTGGCGCATGAGTACCATCATTGACACCCTCGTCACCGACCGGACGCAGGCGGATGTGGAGCGCGTCAAGGCGCTGGCGGCGAAGGGATTTTCCGCCATGACTGCAGACGAGCGGGCGGAATGGCTGGCCGGGATGAAGGGCGCGTATAACGCAAGCGACATGAACCGCGTGGGAACCGCCCTGAATTATCTGGCGGCGCGTCTTGCACCGATCTGCGGCATGAGTATCGCATGGTCTGCAAAAACAGATTGGGCCGTAACGGACATTATAACGGCCTCACAGGCCGAGGCATACCGCAAGCAGGTGCAGTCCATCCGGGACGCACTGGCATACCCCGAAGGAACACCGGATGCGCCCGGCCTCGACCGGCTGACCTACACCGGCGCAAATGATATCGAGCGCATTCTTGCGCTCTGCGAGGAACTGATCGACAACATCACAAAGGCGTTCCGCTACACCGGCGCTGCGGAGTGCGCGACAGGAGGCTTGATATGAAAGATCGTCAACCTACTAAAGTTCTTACAAACGGTGCTGTTCGATATGGCATCTACAATTCCGACGGCAGTCTTGACCACTACGAGTACATGAAACGTATGGATGAGCCGACAGTTGAGGGCACGCCTCTCAATAAGGCAAATCTTTTGTCCGATGCCACTGCCGCCAAGCTCTGGCCGAACGCAACCACGAGGCCGGAGGACCCAACAGTCAACGACGCGCTCGGTAAGCTTTCGGAGGGCACGGCCAAAGTCGGCGACATCGCTATCACCGCCCGCACCGACCTCTCCGACGCATGGCTGCCGTGCGACGGTAGGTACATTTCCGGCGCACAGTACCCGGAACTGTTCAATATATTGAGATCCAGCAAGACCGATGCTGCGTGGGATGTTTCCACGTTGATGAACGCAAATCTCTACAATCCAAGCATTTCATATGCAAATGAGTATTGGTTTATCACGAGCGCGAATAGCAATAGCCCAGATTATCTGGACGGTAAAATCTACTATTCTTCAGACCTTGTTTCTTGGAATGATATTTCTATACCCAAAAATCCATTGAAGGGAAAAAAATATACAGGCTTCACCATAGTTAGCAGCAGTATAATAAGGCAGACTACGGTTCAATACTTGAACGGGGAATATGTGCTTGTCTTTTATATGAGTTTTGCTACAGATCTCGGCGGAGAAAATAATTCTCGTTTGTACGTTTGTGCGCACACTGATACGCTTAATCCTGTTAGCTGGAAATTCACTGTACTATCTACTACGGCAGACTTTTTACAAGGGAGTTATCCCCCTCCCGTGTGGCTGTTCTATGACGGATCAAAGTATATTGCATCGATCGAATATCAGGACGCTAAGGACTACGAATGTCTATACCGCGCTGATCTCGTCGAAGAACCAGAAGAAATTACTTTAAACGGATGGGCATTTTCAAAATACAGTGACAACAGCTTACCGAAAAAGTATAATGCGGAAACGGGGTATTTTTATAGAATATATGATTACCTCGAAAATTCTACGCGTAGGCAACAGCTTCAGCGAACGCAGTATCCGCTCGACCAAAGCTCGTGGACAACTGTTTTCAGCCATACGTCTTTCGATGTTTTGGAATATGCCGTAGACGGAAACACCATTTCAATCATAACGACCTCATCGGGTAGCAAATACGCTTATTTCAAATCCGAAAATAATGGTGCAACGTTTACGCAGGTTATTGCAAACTCTACGATATCTGGTTTAACAGCGTCAAGGTACGAATTTCCCGCCGGTATGATTCTTGTGGACGGCGTATCCGTGTGTGTCGCTGCATCATCTAGCGTGGACACCACCCAAAAATTAGTACTTGCGGATGATGACGCTTCTGGCTTCGTGTGTATAACAATGCCGCACGCGCTCAACCGGTTCATCAACACATATCAGCCCGCGGCAGCGTGCGGGAGCTTGGCGGCGGTCGTAACTTCCGCCGCAGGAAATGGGTACATAATGTATCATGATTTCGCGTATGGAGATAAGAAAATCCCAACAGTTACACCAGGGCTTCGCAGTCATGCCTACATCAAGGCATTGGAGGAATAATTATGCAAGATAGAGTAGGCAGCATAGACCTAGCTAACGGAGCTATCCGGTATGTAGGCTACAATGCCTACAAAGTTGTATTGCGTGGCGTATGGCTTAAACTAGAGGACGAGCCACTGCAGATAGAAACTCCGCTCACAGCAAGAAATCTACTGACCGCGCAGACCGCCGCAAAGATCTGGCGAGCGGGCGACGCACCGGCGAACCCGATGGTAAATGAGGCGCTTGCAAAGCTGGCAGAGCCGAACTATCACGTTGGTGATATCCTCACGACTGTCCGCGTACTCTCTGCCCCATGGCACGCATGCGACGGCTCGACCTTCTCGCGGACGGCCTACCCGGCGCTTTATGCAGTCCTCGGCGGCACGACGCTGCCAAGCATCAGCTATTCCAGTGATACCACCACCTACATCAAAATGGCGGACGACTAGCCAAAAAAACAAAGAAAGGTACATAAAACATGGATGCTGGAACCATCACGATCATTTGTGCCGTGCTCGGCTCGTCCGCGCTGACGGCGGTCGTTAATGCCGTCGTCGGCGCAATACAGAAAAAGCGCGGCAAGGCCACGACGCAGGAGGCGCACCTAGCCGAGATCGACAAAAAGCTCGGGAAAATGCAGGAGCATCAGGACGAGCAGTATCTGGCGATCCTCCGGCTGACCATCATGTCGGAAGAAATGCCGATGGCAGAGCGCCTGATCGCCGGAGAGAAGTATAAAAAGATGGGCGGGAACGGCGACGTGAAAAAATTCCTGCACCAGCTGGAGGCGAAATGCGGACACAGCAATGGAGTTTAGCAAGAAATGGCTGATTTGCAGCGCGCTCGTCAGCCTCGCACTCATCATCGCCTGCGCGGCAGGCGCAGATCTGACGGAGATCACGCTTGCGGTGCTGGCTGAAACAACAGCTTCCAGCGGATTCTATCTCTGGAAGGCCAAGAACGAGAACCGCGCGAAGTACGCGCAGAAGTACATGGATAAATGGGCCGAGAAATACGGCCCGGAAGCGGCAGCACGCATCGCGGAGATCGTGCTGAAAGATTGAAAGGAGCATACATATGGACTACACACAAATCATCTCGGCAGTGATCGCGCTCATCAGCGCGCTCGTTTCGGCATTTTTGATCCCGTGGCTCAAAACCAAGATCGACGCGGACAAGCTGCAAACGCTCCGCACTTACGTTGAGATCGGCGTAAAGGCGGCGGAGCAGCTGTACACCGCGACGGACGGCGCGGCGAAAAAGGCGTATGTTGTGAACTTCCTCGCCGAAAAGGGCATTCGATTTGATGTGGAAACGATCGACAAGCTGATCGAGGCCGCCGTGCTGCAGCTGCACCACGAGTTGTACGGGAGTGAGCGGGCATGAGCATTAAAATCGGACAGGCCAGTCTTGGGGAAACCGGAGGACGCAACCAGCAGCCCGGCAACCAGACCGGGCGGGAGCTGAATATCTCCAACTGGTACAATGGCCGCTGGCTTGGCGTCCTGCGCTACAAGAGCCGCAAAAAGGCCGAGCGGGCCGCGCAGACGTGCGAGGCGGCCATTAAAAACCGGAACATCGGTTACGATATGGACGACAGGAACACGGCGTATGAGGCCACCAGAGCCGTAGGATGGGACGTGAGCAGGATCACAAAGCCAGTGGAGACGGACTGCTCCGCGCTCATGATGCTCTGCGCCGTGGCCGCAGGCTGCGCGTCGGTCGAAGCTCTCTACCGTCGGCAGGGCAACAGCTGCACGACATACTGTATGCTGCATGATTGGCCTGCAACGGGCGATTTTGTATTGCTGACCGACAGCAAGTATCTGACGACGGACGCCAATCTCCTGCGCGGCGACGTACTGGTAAGCGAGGGCCATACCGTGATGGCCCTCGAAGATGGAAAAAATGCAGAGGAGGAAACCGAAATGGTAGAAAAGAGCAAGATCATCGTGGACGGCAAGGAAGTCGCCGTTGAACGCATCCTGAAAGACGGAACGAACTACGTCAAGGTGCGCGATCTGGCCGCCGCGCTGGATCTCGAAGTCGGAAACAAGGGCAACATTGCCGTGCTGAAGCACAAGGAAAAGTAAGGAGGCGGGGCGTATGTCGCCGCAGGCGCGGGCCAAACTGCCGCCAGAGCTGGGCCGCCTGACACGCAAAGATATGGAGGCCGTGATCTATCAGGCCAATCTTGGCCGGGAAAACGAGAAGATCGCGAAGCTCTATTTTGTGGATAAGCTTCCCCAGGTAGACGTTGCAACAGAATTGTATCTTGGCCGCGCCACGGTACAGTGACGCCTGCCGGAGATCATGCGGGAGATGCAGCGGACATCCAGCAAACTGTATAACTGAGATAAGCGCCGGTTTCTCGGCGCTTATTTTTTATATAAAAATTTTTAAAAACCCCCTTGACATATACGGTATTACAGTATATAATGCAGCCATAGACACAAAGCAAAACAAACACGACAAAAAAATCGGAGGATGGCAGACATGTTTAATATCGTTTCCGCGTGGGGAGCGCAGACAAATCCCCACTATAACCCGGACACTGCAAATAATGGCGGAGGTTACTGGCAGTTTTCCGGCGGTATCGTCGTCGATCTTAACGGCCAGCTTGTCACCGTCGAGGCCGACGACACGTCCTGCGGCGATTTTGGCAGCCGCGTGTATTTTTCCGTGACGGCTGACGGCTTCTGCTGGCGCTTTTCCGACGGCACAATGGACGATGCGTCCGTTGACACCCCGGAGGATGTCTTGGGCGTTCTGCGGTCCATCTCCGGCGTTCTGGGCGTGGACGCCGAAGCGCTGATTTCTGCCGCGTTGAATGCGGCGAACGTCTGCGCGTGGGAGGTATGCTATGCCGACTGACACCCAGCGCCGCGCTCGCAACAAGTGGGACGCTGAGAACATGTCCGTGATCTCCTGCAAGCTCAAGCGGGAGATCGCGGAAAGATTTAAGGCCGCAGCCAAGTCCAACGGCACGACGCCAAACGAACTGATACGCGGCTGGATTGCTGCATATTTATTTGAGCAAAACTGATGCATAACTGAGGCACAGGAAAATAGTAAAAAGCCCATACTGGACACATCAAAGGAGTGTTCGGTATGGGCTTTTCTTATTTCAATCCAAATCCCGCCGGGCAGAAGGTCGGGGACTGCACCGTCCGGGCTATCGCAAAGGCGACCGGGAAGAGCTGGGACGAGGTGTATATCGGCCTGTGCCTGCAGGGGCTCATCATGGGCGATCTTCCGAGTGCAAACAGTGTATGGGGTGCATACCTCCGGCAGCATGGTTTTACCCGGAACGTGATCCCGAACACCTGCCCGGATTGCTACACGGTCGCGGATTTCTGCGCAGACCATCCGCGCGGCGTGTATGTTCTTGCTCTGTCCAGTCATGTGGTCTGTGCGGAGAACGGAAGCTATTTCGACACATGGGACAGCGGCAATGAGATCCCGCTGTTCTACTGGGCAAAGGAGGATAAATGATGTTCGGACAACAGCCGTATGTGTATCAGCAGCCGATCTATAATCAGCCAATCGGCCAGCCGATCAGTCAGCCAATGCAGGAGCCAATGATGCGTCCGCAGTACCAGCCAGCGCCGCAGATGCCGGCCTACCAGCCGCAGCCCCAGCAGCCGCAGAATCAGTCGATTATCTGGATCCCGAACGAACAGGCCGCAAACGACTTTATCGTCGCGCCCAACAATGCCGTTACGCTTTGGGATATGAACGCGCCGGTCGTGTATGTGAAAAAGGCCGATGCAAGCGGCAAGCCGACCATGACGACCTACGACCTTGTAGAGCGTGCGCAGGCCGCGCCAGCGCCCGCAGCGCCGCGAAAAGACATGAGCGAGGAATATGTGACCCGCAGGGAGTTTGAAGAGCTTGTGGCGAAGCTGTCCGCCCCAAGCGTCAGGCCGCGAAAGATGAAGGAGGCGGACAATGAACCCACTGTTTAACGCCCTCGGCGGCGGACAGCTGCCCGGCCCGATGGGGCAGTTCCAGAACATGATACAGCGGTTCCGTCAATTCCAGAATAGCTTTCAGGGGGATCCAAAAGCAGAGGTCGAAAAGCTGGTACGAAGCGGGAAAATCTCGCAGCAGCAGCTGAATCAGCTGCAGCAGATGGCGGCGCAGTTCCGGCAGCTGATCGGATAAAACGGATTTCAATTCGTGGCCACGATTGAGATAAATTTCAAAAAATCTACGAAAGGAGAATTTTATGAGTCTTTCTACTGACGGCATTCAGCCGACTATGCCCCTTCAGCCCGCCAATAACTACGGCGGCGGTATGGGCATGTGGGGCGATAACTGGATGTGGTTCGCCGTGCTGTTTCTCCTCGGCTGGGGCGGCAATGGCTGGGGCGGCAACGGTTGGGGAGGTAATGGAAACGGCGGCGCGATGAATGGTTATGTGCTCACGTCTGACTTCGCAAACCTCGAGCGCAAGCTGGATGGCGTGAACTCCGGGCTGTGTGACGGCTTCTATGCCATGAACACCGGCGTGCTCAACGGCTTTGCTGGTGTAACGCAGGCCGTGACCAGCGGCTTCTCGCAGGCCGAAATCGCGCGCTGCAACGCGCAGATGGCGTTCATGCAGCAGCTGAGCGCCCTTCAGGCGCAGATCGCAAGCTGCTGCTGCGAGCAGCGCGAGGCCATCATGGGCGTGAATTACAACCTCGCCACGCAGGCCAGTGACACCCGCAATCTCATGCAGAACACCACCCGCGACATCATCGACGCTATGAACTGCGGCTTCCGCAGCATCGATCAGCGTCTGACGGCGCAGGAGCTGGCCGCGAAGGATGCAAAGATCGCTGAGCAGAATCAGCAGATCTTCGGCTACCAGCTGGCAGCGTCTCAGGCCGCGCAGAACAACTACCTTGTATCTACGCTTCGCCCGAGCCCGAACCCGGCCTATGTAGTAGCGAACCCGTATTGCTGCAACAGCTACAACAGCGGTTTCGGCTACGGCTGCGCGGCGTAACAGCCCAAACTCCATATCGTAGAGCTTTTTCGTGGCCTCACGAAAATGATCGGCCCCATTGCCGATACTCGACAGCAACGCGGCGGGGCAATCGTCCCGCCGCTGTATTTTTATGAAAGGAATGATTTTATGGCAACATATAAGGAACTCAAGAAGAAATTCATCGATCACCTGATGGGCGTGGATCTGTACAAGATGAATGTGACGGATCTCTATACGTTCGCCTGCATCCTGAAAACGGTGGACGAAATGGAGCAGCCGGGCCCGGAAGAGACAATGACAGCTGCAATCGCGCCGCTGGTGAATCTCTGCAAGGAAGCAAAGGCGGGAAGCGGGGTGTTTGGAATTGGCTGAGTTTACGAATTCCAACATCGTCAGCGTCGCCGCCGGGCAGAACGTCCCGCTGACGGAAGCGGCAGTCAGCAGCAAGCCGTGCATTGTACACCGCGAGGGCAGCGGCCTTGTCACGCTTCGCGGGCTGACGAATCAGTGTAAAGCAGTTTTCAAAGTCTCCTACGGCGGCAACATCGCAATTCCAACCGGCGGCACGGTCGAGGCGATCACGGCCGCACTTGCCATCAACGGTGAAGCCCTGGCAAGCGCGACGGCGACTGTGACACCGGCAGCGGTAGAAAACTACTTCAACGTTTATGTATCCGCACAGGTGAGCGTGCCGAGAGGCTGCTGCCTGACGGTAGGTATGCGAAACACCAGCACGCAGGCGGTTAATTTTGCAAACAGCAATCTTACCGTCGAGCGCGTAGCATGAAAGGAGGAAGCGATATGTATGATCTGAGGAATCTCCGCGAAATGCTCTGCAAAGAGCTGGACGAAATCGCCGAGAAGCGCGAAATGTCTGCAGGCGACCTCGACGCGATCCAGAAACTGACCAGCTCCATCAAGAATACCTACAAGATCGAGATGGCTGAAGACGGCGGCTATTCCCGCGACGGCGAGTGGGAGGCGGATATGCGCGGTACTTACGGCCGGGGCAGCTCTTACCGTGGCCGCCGCCGTGACGCAATGGGCCGCTATACCCGCGCTGATGCCCGCGAGCATATGCGCGCGCAGCTGGAGGATATGATGCGTGACGCGGACGACGATAAAACCCGTGACGCGATCCGCCGCTGCATGGAGCAGATCGAGCGGGCATAAGGAGAGCGCAATATGTTGGATGCAGCCGAAATCCGGAAAGAGATTGCTCGCCTGGAATATGAGGAATCCGACTATAAGAATTACGCTAAGCTTGCGGATCTGTACGTGATCCGCAAGCAGATGCAGGAAGAGGAACGGGGCGACGGCGGTAAGTATGT